CCACCTTCAGGAACAACTGTAATTTTACTTATCACGTTATCAAGTCCTAGTTTCGTTTCACTTTCCTCTGTTATCAAATGATCACCTGTTTCTAATTGAAAGAAATCTTCTGAAAAATTTGTACTAGATTCTAAAGAGAATCTATCAAAAGTTCCATTTGCTGGAATATCAGGAATCATTTCTTTAAATGCGACTTCAATTGTTTTTATAATTGAACCACCTTCTTTGATATCAGGATAAATGAACGCCTTTAACATGAATGCTATTGACCAAATAATCGTTCTTCTAGCAGAAAATTCTCCTTCATAAGAATCTTCACTTGTGGCACTTTGAAAAATAATAGGAACATCTATCTTAATTCCCATATCTGTTAAAATATTTACACTCACATTAAATTCTGGAGTAAAGAACGGTAAAATCTGTTCTAATATTTGAGTGCCATCTTCAGCATTATCAACAAATGCATATAAAGAAAAATCAAAAATGTATGGAGAAGGATTATACATTTTTTTGACATTTCTATTACCATTCAATGTTTCTTTATGCGTTACTGTTCCTACGGAATTTAATTTTCTCACAGGATCATAAGCCATACCCGTCATTTCAAAAGCCATTCTAGGCAATTGAATAGCAACTTGTCTATCTAAACTAGCATCTTGATTTATTCTTGATAGAAACTTTTGTTTTGGTCCATAAGATATAGGGACCTTTTGTCTAGATACAACTATTCCAGACGAATTCTTTTTTTCTATATTAATATCATTAAACAATGTTCCAAATAATGCAACATATTTTCTTATTGTCTGATGATAAAAAGTTTGTCCTAACATAATACTCCATAAAGTTTACAGTATTATTTAGTTGTATAAATAGTCTTATGGCACTATCAATAAAAACTCAAGGCGAAAATTTAACAATGTATCAAGGCAGTAACTTTGAAAAAGTTTTTACTGCTAAAGATGCAAATAACTCCAATGTGACCATAAGTACCGGTACCTGTGCTTCTAAAATGAAAAAGAACCACACAACTACTAATACTTCTTGGATTCTTACCTTTTCAACATCTGTTTCAGGTAGTAATGTTACAATTACTGCAAATTCTACAACAACTGGTGAAATGGCTTCTGGTTTATATGTATATGATATTGAATATCTTCAAAGTGATAACGTGACAAGGGAGAGAGTTGTTGGAGGAATGATTACAGTCTTACCAGAATCTACAACTTAATAATTACTTTCACTAAATGGATTAGATTCAGAGAAATCTATAATAGAATCTGATTCAGTTTGAATTGTAATATTATTTGCAGATGTATCATTAACGAATGTTTGTGTATTAGGTGTAGTACCAACCGTAAAATAAGCACCACTTGTATTTCCAACTACATTTTGACTTAATGAAAAAGTTCCCATTAAATCTGTTAGTTTCAATACTCTATCAGTGGAATTCCAAGAAATTACTCTTCCTTTCGTATTAGCAGAACTTTCCGTACTACCAACATATACATATTCGTCTTCTACATAATTTCCTGAACCTCCTGAATCAAGATTTACTTCTATTGAATAAGCATATTTATCTTCTATTTCGTCTATATCATCAATACCAGTATCAATTCTTTGATCGTCATATTGAAACAATTCACATGTTAAATCAAAAATAGGTAATTTACCAAACTGATAAAACATCGACTCATGCTCAACAAATCGAACTTCATATAATTTTTTGTTTAATGGAAAAAATATTATATCACCTTCTCTTGGTCTATCATAACCTGTATCTAGATTTTCCCATCTTCTTCTTGCTACAGAAAAAATTACTTGATCTCTTATCTCTAATCCAAATCTTGAAATGAAATCACCTTCTCCCTCAAAACCATCAACTGATTTAACATACATTTCTATTAAATGAGATTGATTAAATTGAGAAATAGTGTCTTCTCCGTAAAGAAGATCCTCATTCATATATTGTCTTGGGAGATAATAGTTGTCTATGCCAAAATTTTTTATAGATTCTATAATCAAATCTTGATGTAAATTTTGTTCTGATGTATTTTGAAAATGATTAAAATAAGCGTTTGTAGGCATTATCCTGGACCAACCATAAAGTCTACTGGTAATTCGTATTTAAGAGATGCTTGTTCTTCTACATTAGTAATCTCTTGATTTGCTTCTTCAAATAGTGTTCTTCCATTTAATGTTGTTCCTCCTGGAAGTTGTACACCTTCATACTTTATTAAATTAGCACCCCATTGTCGTTTAAACAATGCAGTTGTATACTTCTTCAAAAACATATCATTATATACATCTGAAAATTTTGTAGGATCAATTATTCTATAACATTCTGCAACAATATATTCATCTATTTTTATATCATCTTGATCCCAATCAATATCTAGATACAATCTATTTTGATGTCTTGAAAATCTAACTGGTTTTTTTCCTGCAAACATATCATTTAATAATGAAAGATGTTGCATAGACATTTTATAATTTATCACCGAAGTAGCAGTAAGATATGGCATTTCATTTAAATGAAATTGATATCTAAAAGAAAACAAATCACTTGTTCTATTTGTTCCACTTATATCTTGTATGTCAAAAATACCTGTTACTCCAATTATAGAATCGTCTATCGGTATATAACGATTATCTACATCTCCAAAAGTAACTATTGTTTCGGCTGTAGCGGCTACTGCCGTTGAACCACTTGAACTTCCTGTTATTGTTTCGCCATTCGAAAAACTAGATGATACATTATTATTTGCAATATCATTTGTATCTCTATGATGTTTGAAAGTAATAACTGTAGTATTGGCGGCGACTACATTTGCAGTTGCATTTGATGTTCCTCCAGTTATTTTTTCACCTACTGTAAATGCTCCTGTATTTGAAGCAATAGTTACAGTTGAACCAGTGATTTGATGTATGTTATACATTCTTTCAACACCATCAAAATGATATTCTTGAAAAAATTGCAAGCCTTCATCTATGCGATCTTCCAGTTGATCATCTTCTACATTTATTTCAATGACTGGTTTACCTAAAGTTCTAAGGCAATATTGTTTTAATTCTTCTCTTGTGCTAGGTTTTGCCATGAATTATCTTACGTTCCATTTAAAATGTTACCAGATGTATCTAAAACTGCTAATCTACAATTAACATTAGCGGTCGCATTAGCCGCAAGTACGGCTTGATTATGAAATGTTATTGAACCATTAGCAAGAGTTGACATTACATCTGCTGAAGAATTTTGAACATTAAACACTTTTGTGCCGGCTGTTGAACTTTTTCCTTGAACAAATAATGTACTACCTGTTGAAGATGCACTATTTGACAAAAAATATCCTAGTGCTTCTGCATGATCCGCAGTTGAATCACAACGTACTCCATTTTTATCTGCATTTTGCAGTACAAACATTCCTTGACCACCATCAGTTGTCACTCTTATACCCATAGTTCCTGTTGCTCCACCGGCGTCTTGTATTATATCCATTACCGCTCTAGCATTTGTAGAACTATTATTATCTGTTATTTTTATTAAAGATCCATTTGAAGAATGAGAAGTTCCTGTTCCCAAACCATTATGTAATGAAATAACATGTCCTTCTGTATAAGTATCCGCATTAATATCAATAACATTTCCAGTAGTTTGTGCGGCATCAACTGAAATTGCTATTTGATCTATATCATTTGAATCTATAAAAACTCCCGAAGTCCCATCAGTTGATCCAACATTTATATGCAATTTACCTGCTTGTGCGGCAGATCCTGAATACGTATCTGACCCAACAATTTGCATAAATCCACCAAACTCATTTCCAAATACAACTGTATTAGCGGCATCAGTAACAATGTGCATTTCATCATTTGCATGATTATATAAAATACCACCTCTATCAGCATCATCAGAATCACCAAAAGCAATTGTAACATTTGCAGTATTATTTGCAAATAATGTCATACCTACATTAGTGTTTCCTTCTAGTATTAATTCATCTGCGTTTGTTTCTGAAGCAGTGGCCGCACCTCCAGGATTCGCAAAATGCGTTCTTATATGCAATCGTCCTTTAGCAGAAGTAGCGGCAGTTAAAGTTACACCATCCCATTCTGGAAAATTTCCAATCGCAACATTAGCATTTGTAACATCAGCACCAAGAATTGGAGCAGTATTTGAAACAAGATAAGATGAAGTATTTACTGATATGTTTGCAGAATGAGTAAATCCACCTACAGAAGTTGCATTATTATATTGTCCATTTGCAAATGCCGCACCAGTCATAACGTGAGGACCAGGAGCGGACATCACCCAAACTTTAGCGGTATCAGTCACACTAACATTCACATTATTAAGTGTTCCGCCTTCAGCATTAAACAAAGAAACTGTACCTAAGTCAGCAATTGTCGCACCAGTAAGAGTAATAGTAGATGCACCGTTGGCTTGTAAATTTGCTCCATTTAAATTTATCTCACATTCATTTATTTGGGCTCTTTCAATTTTACTGTCAGGAGTAGCACCAGTAATAGTTGCACCAACATTTTCAGTTAATGCAAACTTTTTAACAGTACCCGCATCTGTAACAGTTGCTCCAGAAAAATCTACAGTACCACCAGAAAATAGCAATTTAGATCCCGTTACATTCGCACCTGAAACAAGATTTGAAGTTATTGTATTAATCTGAAGACCGCCTAATGAATTAGCAGAAATCAAATTAGATGCAGGATCCGTATCTGAATTTTCATTTAATACTGTAATAATTTGATTTGTTTTTGTACGCCACTGTTCAAATGTATTAACTAATTCTACACTCGATACCGTGGTATCAGATATTGCCATCTTTGTCCTTTAACAACTGTAATATTTTATTTACATTTTCTTTTATATCATTAACTTCAGACCTTAAATTATTTATTTCATTTTCAGAATTCTTTATTGAAGTCACTTGCATTAATTTTTGTCTGTGCTTCATTAAAGCCTTTTGATCTGTTCTTATAATCGCATTAGAAAATGGATCTCTATTATATCTTGGGTCATCTGTTTTTATTATCAAGGCTTACCCTCACTATCAAGAGCAATTGCACGTAAATTAATCATCTTAGGCATTCCTATAAAAGAATCTTGTGATGCTCTATCTAAATGCATAACAACTTTTATTGAAAATGTTCTAAATCTAGTATATTTTGCTCCACCACTATCTACATAAGAAATTACTTCATCAAAAGTTTTAAACTCAAATCTCTTAAAATCTGCTTCGTTTAATGAATATGTTGTATCTGCCGTTTTTTGTTCCATGAGAAACCATGGTTTATCGTCAAAATTTTCTGAATCATCACCAGAAAGAACTTTACAGTAAGCATAAATGCTGGCACCTCTTGGTTTGTATGCATCAAGATATACTTTAAGATCAACTGCATCAAATCCTTCTTCCAAAGTAACCCGTCTTGAAATGTATTTAGCGGTTCCATTACCACCAGAAGAAAATGATATTACATTTGTTGTTGATAAAGTTGCAGTATTATTAGCACCTTCTCCCACAATACTAACAACGGCACTTGATGTAACTTGTACATTATCAGATACAGAAGATGTACCACCATCGTAAATTGTAACAGTTGGTGTGGAATAATATCCTGCACCACCGTTCTTAACAACAACTTGATTTATGATACCATTTGCATGAACATTGGCCGCTAATGTTGCAGTATTTGAGCCTGTATCAGGATCAGAAACTACAAACACACTTGTATTACCATCAGAAGCAACATTACTTGATGCGTTTCCAACTTGAGATCCAATATACCCAGTACCAAAATTTGAAACTACAACATCAGAATTTGATATACTTCCATTGTTAATAACATTTTCAATAGTAATTACACCTGTTCTTAATTCATCTATTACAGGAGTTAGTAAAGTATTGGCAGTTTCAAAAAATGCATTAATAGTAAAACTATTATTTGCGGCTTGTGGATATGTAATTTGTTTCTGTTTTTTAAGTTCAACATTTTTATTCAACTTAAACTTAGTTGCAGTACCTTTTGTTGCACCAGCAACATCTGTAGCAAAATATTTAAATTCTGTGAATGTATTTGCAAACTCCAATACTTCTGTCATTAAATTAAATGAATCGAATGATGTATTTGAAGAACCATTGGCCGCGGAAATATCTGAATTATCCAGTCTAGCATATGCATTTGAAGAAGTAAATTCACATCGATTTAATTGAAACATTAGTCCTGAGTCTAACACTTCTTCCCAAACACCTGCATTTGAAGGTTTATAGAAACTTCCAATATAAGGTTGCTTTGTTATTTTCTTTGATGTTCCTGTATGAAATGCACCATATTCAAAACCATATATTTTATACGAACTACTATTTGTCTGTAAACAAATTGCATATTCATCTGGAGCAAGATAGATAGGATGATCAAATTTAAACTGTGTTCTTGATCCTCTATTAGAATTACTTTTATTTGCAGTTCCTGAATTTCCTAAAAATCCTTCTGGAAAACCACCTGATGTGTTTGCAACTGGCGTACTTGTATTTGCAGTAATTTTTCCAGGAGTTAATACAACTTCACTTCCAGGTATAATCAATGATGTACTTGGCATCCCATTAACCATAGGTCGTAACTGTAAATTAACAGGTGTTTTTGTTCCTACTGCCGTATCTTTTGAATTAAAAAATAATGTTACTGAATCAATGAAAACTCCTGCAGGATATAAATTTTTATCGACAAAGAAAGTTTGAGCCATTGGATTCATATAATCTGTAGACTTTGATGCCCTTCCATCAGAAGAGGATCTAGTAACTCTTTCTTCTTTCATATTCTCACGCCTAGAAATAAATGGTCTAGGTGAGATCAATCCTAATTCATTCTTAGCATCAATTACTCCTGCAGAATAAAATATATCTTCTGCAACTGAAGTTGTTAGAGCAGGAATATTATCTGGTTCATCAGTTATTCTAAACAGATTTTGTGATCCTGTATAAGTGTCTGGTGTAATATTAAATTCACCACCAACAACCCCATCATTAGAAACTCTAAGTTGTGAATCTTCCCATCCGTATTTTACAATTGTAGAGATAGCACCATTCGCACCAGTTTGATCTCCTCGTATTACTGCTCCGGAAGAAAAAGCGGCTTCGGTAGACAAGTCAGTAAGCAATACTGTAACATTATTTTGTGTATTTCTATCACCCATGTAAACAATTTTAGCAGTATTTCCAGCATTCGCACCAGAACCTTGAATTGTAACTTGCTCAAAATTTCCTGGAGTTGTTCGAAATACATTAGATGTACTTACATTAGATAAACCGCAAAGTGTGGCCTGTTTAACATTTGCACTAACATTTCTATCGCCAAAATATGCATATACATTTTGATTAGGTTTTAAACCTTTAGCAATAAAGGATACTGTCTGTTGTCTTACTTTTGGTATTACACTTAAATTAACTACTTTGTTTCCAATAGTTTTAATTATTTTTTCTGGAACACTTCCTGTACTTAATCCAGTTAATGTTTTTGTTTGATTAGTTGTTTTTGCTTTTCTATCATTAGTACCTACATCACCAACATCTCTAATACCCTCTTTAACATTCTTATTAATCTGTGCGCCAGACCAAATTTCTTCCCAATCATTCCAATGAGTACCATGACCTTTATTAGTTAATGCACTTGAATTCCATCCATCATACTGTCCTTCTACATTAACTTTAACAGTAACCTTACTCGTTTGATCATACCAAATATCACTATAAGGATCTAATTTCATTTGTCCAATATAATTTTGAACCGAGAAAGGATTTATCTTTAAAGTTTTTTGAATATTCTTTCCTTCATTCGTTCCTGTAAGAGGCATTTGTATAAAAGTATTTGCCGCAAATGGAAGAGTTAATATTCCAGAATTGTTTACTAAGGTTGAAAAGGCAGTACCACCAGATGAATTTGCATTAAAATTCATTCTATGTAAATCTGAACTAAATCCAGGCCTTAAATGTTTATTTTCAAAATCAATCGCACAAGCATAATCTGGATTAAATACATCTCCGATATTGTGACCTCCAAATGGATCAACAAGAATGCCGTTTTTAAATCTATCTTGATTATTGGCATCTGTAATAATTAAACCATCTGCTTCTTTTTCCAACAAACTGAGAGACACATAATATTCAAGATTTTCAATTCTTCTTTCAAGTTTACCAATATCTCTCATTGTAAATCTTTTATTATCAACATAGTTTACTTTTATATCATCCGAATTAAAAGTATATGCTGGCATTTCAAGATTATACAATGTCATTGAATCGTCATCATCAGCAGGTAATTGTGGAAACTTATCTGATACACCTTCAAGAACACTAAATGTTTTATCTCTGTTTAATACAATCTTATCTTTTCTAGGAATATAATATTCATAATCTGTATCAAATGTATAATCGTAATCAGGCATTGCCTTTTCATTAAACACATTTGCAGTAGCAGTAATATCGTTTGTTTGAGATTTGACTCCATCAGAAGTTTCATATCCTAATCTTTTAGGTCTGAAATCAATCATATCTCTTAACTCTACTTTAACACCAGTTGTTGGACTTGTATATGAAGGAACATCATCATATAATGTATTTCCTGATCCCGCATAAATGTAAGAGTCTACTGTAAATGGTCCATAACCTGTATGATTATAATAATCTACAATTGCTATTACTTGTCCAACTGGTTTGTCTTGTCCAGTTTTTAAAGTTATAGTACCATAATCATAATAATTGTCTTTTTGTCCATTATCAAATACAAACTTGCTAGTTATATTATGAGCATTCGCCGCTCCTTCACTAACGGCCGCGGAAATCATAGCATTAGTAAGTTCTTTAGTTGGATTTAATGAATCTACAACTGCAACTAAATTTTTAATATCTGCTATTTTTAAACTATTTGCTACACCAGGAACAACATTTATTGATGTTCCCATATAAATCTGTCCAGAATTTGCTTGAATCGTATTTGTAGATGATGGGCCCACATTAGAAACAGTAACATTTCCTGAAACTAAAGTCTTTGTTCCGATACCACCATTAGACCTCGTTGCTCCAGCCGCTTTATACATCATTGTCGCATAAACCCAAATAGTATTAGCACTATAATCTTTTGCACCTGAAGTAGTTGATTGTACGTTAATTGTTAATTGGTCACCGTCATCATTTAATGAAATGTATCTACCATCTCCTAAAGAAGAACCTGAAGTATTACTAAACTCTACATAATCTCCTTCTCCAGGAATAAAAACTTGATAATTAGAATCTGCTACAGTACCAGAAACATTTCCTGCTCCAGATGCGGGATAAAATACCTCTCCTGCTTCTGATGCCGTTAGAGTTGCAGAGTTACCAGTAAGAGTTGTAGTAAAAGACCTTTTTAATTTATAAGATGCTTTTGTCAAACTTCCAAGTGTTTTGTTTTGAAAAGGAAATAATAGAGACCTTTGATCTTCACTATTGTCAAACAATACAGTATTACCTGTTTCAGTTGCATCATCTTTTCCACTAATATCAATGTTCATCGCCTTAGTTATTGTTGTACCTGATGAAGTAGCAATTGAACTGATATCTTTAACTCCGAAATTTAAAGAATAAGTAGTATCTGCTTGTGTAGGTTGTGTTAGTGGAGTTTCTAGTTGTGCAGTATAAGCGGATGCTTGAGCAGACCCATCACCGTTTAAATCAAATCCCATAGCGGCTTGTGAATTTGCACCTGTCCAAGCAATAATTTTTCTTGTGTCTGAACTATTAACACCCAAATAAGAAGTATTAACTGTTATTGTTGATCCGTATAATGCATTTACAGTAGGATATATTGCAGTGGTTGAAATTGTAGAAGATGGATGAGCATTAGCGGTTTCTCTTAAATTGACAAGAGATGAATTTGCGGCTATGGCCGCTTCTACAGTTCCTTCTACTTTAGAAAATCTAAAATCAAATAAATGGGCATCAAAAACTGCTGGAAATTTTATATGATAAGTTCCGTTTGCATCTGCTCCATATCCAAATTCAGAACTAACAGTAGAAGACCTTCCTTTTTTGTGATCTAATTGTCTTAGTCTAACTGTTCCTATTTTTGTATTTGCAATTGTTGCCGCACTTGTTGTATCGATTGCGACATATTTAAATGCTCCATTAGAAGTAGAAATAATAGCATTTGCTGATACTGATCCATGACAATAACTTGTTGCGGGCCATTTAACACAATGCAAATCCATTAGGTCCATTCCTGTACCACCAGATGTTGCATTAATAGTTGAAGCATTTACTCCTAATTCCCAAGCAGTATTAGAAACAACATCTGATACAACTGCATAAGGACCAAACTCCACTCCTTGCTTTTCTGCGGTAACTGATTCTGTATCTCTTGCTTTATTTAAATTAATATATGTAGGAGTAATCGTTTCAAATTCGAAACCTTTTACATATGCTTTTCCTGCACTCATTTCCGCAGTTACTTTTGATGAAATTCCTATCTTTTGATTTTTACTTCCATCACCTAATGCAGATCCAGTAGTTAGTGTAAGAGCGGTTGTATTTGTTACTCCTGCAACTTCAGCAGTTTTCATTGTATTACCAGAATAAAATATAGAATCACCTACATTTACATCAGCAATAAAATTAGCACCATTTGCAGTAACAGTTGTACTTGTGTTACTTACTGTTCTTTCAGTTGCAGTTCCTCCTATCTTATGATCTACAACATCAAGTAAAAATGGTCTAACAGTAAAATCTCCTGAAGCATCAAATGTTCTTCGTGCTAAAATCTTTTCTATATTACCTAAAACAGGAAATTTAACTTCTTCAATTTTTTCACCATTTTCAAGTCTCAATAATTCAATAAAATCATTATCTGCACTTCTAGTTATTGGATCAGTAACACCTTTAACATATTCTGGACTACCTGTTGCAGGCGTTGAAGGTTTTCCTTGAATTAAATAAGAAAATGTTGTAGTTGATCCAACTCCGGAAATCGTAAATTTACCATTGTATTCTGCTTCAGTTGCTCCTGAAACTACTATAGTATCTCCAACAGATAAGTTGTGGTCAGTAGTTGTTGTTATACTTACTGTACCTGATCTATTGTCTTTTGTGTTTACAGAAAAAGTAAGACCGGAAGATGCTATTGTTTTTCCTTCATCATAATAATCTTTAGAAGCAAGTTGCAAATCAATTTTATATCGATTTGCTCCAGGAGCGGTATAGTTAGGAGTTCCTATAGCATTGTCTAAAAGATCGGCATCTTCTATACTCGTAACTATTGTTTCTACAATAGCCAAGCCTACTCTTTTTGAAGGATTATTATTTACAGTATCTAAAATGAGAGATTGAGGAGAGACATATAAAAAATAACCGCCTACATAGAATAATCCTTCATTAACACTAATTATAGAACCTATGCCAGATGCTAAATTTGTAGTTGTATCTGCTCCTGTTAAACCTTCGTTTTCTCCTGCCACAAGAGCAAAATATGTTGTTCCTTCATCAATTGTGTTAATCGTTTCATTATCTAAGAATTTAGTATCATCAACATAATTAATCATTAACACATCTAATGTTGTTGTAGAGAATGCCTGACTTACTACAACTTCTGCTTTTGCACCAGATGATACACCTTGTATGATACGACCATCAAAATTACTTGCGACAATAGCCGCACCAGCATATTGTGGCTGAAGTTTCAAAGAACTTATTTTACTATTTAATACAAGTTCTGCACCTAAGACCCTAGAACCATCTTGATAAAGAGTATCACCTGTCTTCTCTAATTGGTTTTGAAGAATAGATTGTATTTGGTTTAGTTCTCTTGCCTGAACAGAATATCCAGGACGATATAGAACTTTGTAAAATTTATTTACTTCATTGAAATCATCATAATATGGTGATATGTTAAAATCTTGTGTTAATTTAGGCATCCGTTAAAACTCCAATACGATCTTAAAATCTTCTACTTGATTCTGCAATCTAGTAATTTTGGCTCTATTTTCTATGTAAAGAATGTCCCCACTATAAGGTTTCATTCCAGGTTTTGAAACACCATCTTCTGAAATTGTTCCTGTTGAACTGGAATTTGCTCCTGTCACAACATTAGTATCAGCAAAGGTTCCTTTAACCTCATTTATTCTTAATGTATTATTATTTAGAAAATCTACAACAACCCCATTGGCGGTACTATCTGCTAAAGATGATCCTAAATATACTTTTTCATCTGGTTGAAAAGATCCTGCAACACCACCAACTTTTAAAGTTGTTGATTGATCCGTTAAAGAATCTGTAAAAAATGCAAGACTATTTGCAGTTTGTAAAGGATCTCTTACTAATCCAACTTGTCTAAAATCATTAGATGTTGTAAATCTTCCAGATTCGTTTCCTGATATACGCACATCAATCATAACTCTATTTCCACCCAATTCCTCAATAGAATTTTTACCGTGACCACCAACAGGTCCAATGACAACTTCAGCAGTTGCTCCTGTTCCATGTGACGAATTAGCATAGATAGTAGGTTCTGCTACAGTAAAATTTTGTCCTTTTTGAGTAACAACTACTTCTGTTACGCCATGAGTTGCGTTTCCTCTTGATCTACCTTTAAATCCAGTCCCATCACCATTCAATGATACTGATGGGGTTACTTCATATCCAGAAGTAACATTTGGTGTAATTGTAAAAGCAGGATCTACTGTTATTCTTCTAAGCAAGGAGTCATATTGTGTAATTGTAGTCTGTTCCCCTTGTCCAGAGTTGTTTACAACAAAAATAGTAGAATTTACATATAAACCATCTATACTATTATTTGCACTTGTTGATAACTGTAATACAGTAGAATTTGTCACACTTGCAAAAAGTCCTGTATCAAATTGATATGTTGACTGTGGTTCAATCGAAATTGTTGCTCTTGTATTAGAAGTATCACCCAGAACCACCTCTCCATTAATAAATTTAGTATTTCCTGTAGATGGTCTATATGTCAAATTGTTTGCCGCGGCAACATGAGAAATAAGAGTACCATATTGATTTGATGTTTGTCCTATTAAAACTTCTCCAGGAGTAAAGTCCTGATCATCTCCAACTGCATTCGTAGGTCCTGTAGTAAAGGTAACTGTAAAATCACCATTTGATAGTTTGTTAATGATATCAACTTGACCGTCAATAGCGGCATCTTCTACTGCAACCTGTTTAGCACTAACACTTTGTTGTACAGGAAAATATTCAGAAGTTACAAATTTTAAAGTATCTTGTGCAGTAATGGTATACATATACTTCCACTTATAACCATCGGCAGTCTCAATAACTGCGGTACCTGTACCAGTTGGTTTAATAGTAGATGTTCCATTCGATAAATTATTTTGAAGACATTTATAAACATTCATTTCTTCAGTAAGAACATAAAAGTTGTTTGCTAATTGGTCAGGATTTTTATGAGTATATGCAGTATATGTCGAGTTTGATGACCAATCTTCTCTTGCAAGAATATGTTTAACATCTGTAGCAGTAACTTTCTTGGCCGCAATCATTTGATCCCAATAAGAAAATGTAGTATTTGCTAACGCCTCATTTGGTGCAGGGGGATTATCTTCATCTCCCCACTCCTGAACCTTACCGATAAACAAATATAAATTTGTTGCAGTAGTCTCACTAAGGGATTCTATGAATTGTTCTGCGTTATGTATTTTAAATTTTGTTGTTACTAATCTAGCCATATGTTTATTTATGCTAATTAAAAAAGTTTATGTTTGAATATACTTCGGAATCTGGTTTTCAAATGATGCTAATGTTTCAAATTTAAACTTACCTTCATTTGAACGAATTCCAACGTATGCCGCATTAGATGTTCCTATTCCGTCTTCAAGTAATAATAATCCTGTAGCGGTCGAATTAATTGTACAATTTAGAAAATTGTTTGATCCATCATAAGGATTTGATAAAGATATAGTTCCTTCACTTCTTTCTAAATCAAAATTTCTTAATGAATGCAAAGTTATAGATTGATTATTAGTACCATCACCTAATGCTCTATTCAGAGTTAAAGTTGATCCATCTATTGTTAATATCTTTGCTCTTTCTGCCGTATTAGAGGATAATGAAATAACATCATCAACCATCAAATCTATACTAAAATAAGAATTTGATGCCACTAAACTTACATTACCTGTAAATCTTCCATTTACATTAGTTGTTCCTCTTACCGTTGGTTCATGCATCTGATAATGTTGAATGTCTTCATTATCAAATTTAACTGCTACAGGATCAAGTTCATTTAATACTACAGTTTCTCCAGAACTTGTAATAAAATTATTACCATCTTCCAAAATAAAATTAAATTCTGTATCTGTGCTTATCGGTGTATTTGCAATCAAACAAGATGAATTAATGATTTCAAGAACTTTTGTTTCTTCAGATGTCGATATTACTTTTATTCTATCGTCTATTCTAAAATCTGCTTGAAAATCTGTACCAACTCCAAAGATTGCGTTAGACTTCACATAATCAAATGAACAAGTTGTAACTGCCTCATTGTTTCGATATATACTATCCTGTAAACCAATAATTGATGTTCCATCTTCTTCTAATACGAGATCACCTATTAAATCTCCTGTAGTTCCTTCTAATATCAAATTATATGTATCAATATCAATTGCCGCCGTATTTCCTGTAGTTGAATTAGCATTACTGGTAGTATCAAATTGACCATTACATGAATGTAAAATTAATACATTGTTGTTCGAATCATCCAATTCATGTCTTAAAACAATTCCTTGTATTTGACCACCTGTTTCGGCACTTATTTGAGTAACTACACTATTTGCAACAAAATTAGCATTAGCACTAAAAGTAGCAGGTACGGTCATTGTCTTAGGTGATTTTAGTCCTATAATAGAAATAACATTTGCTGATGTTGATGCAACTGTTCCAGTCATGTATTTTTCTAATCTTAATTCACCATAAGAAACTTCAAAACTCTGTTCGTTATCAACGATTACTTGATCTCCTTCTTGGTATGTTGTTCGGAAATCAGTTGCTATTGGATTACTTAATGCTAATTTTTCATTATTTTCTGTAACAAGTGTTTCACTTGCTTCGGAAATCATATATGCATTTGCAACTCCGAGCATAATATCTGAATTACCTGTTATAGTAACTGTACCTAAACTTAAATTTTGATTATCATTAAAAACAATTTTATGTTTAGGATCAGTAGAATCTTCCATTAAAAGATCATCACCATCTTCTTTTAAAGCCTTGTCTCCACCTTCAAATGATATTCTACTATCAAATCCCATATTTAATTCAACGGCATCAGGTGTAAATTCTCCAAATAATTTTGTTCCTACAGGATGTAATAATTTAAAAATAATTTCTTGATAATCATTAAGTTGTTTATTCGCAATAAGAGAATAAGAATAATCTTGATAAAAATCACTATCAATAATTTTTTTACTTGAACTCAATTGTCCATTTTCATCAAGATATACTCCTGTTCCAGAACTGACGGCTCCAATAACTGCATTCAAAGTTGCATTGTTTGCACCAAGACCAGGTAATGTTATTTGAGGAGAAGATGTAAAACCAACACCAACGTCCTGAATCAAAACAGATTTTATAGAACCAGAACCTGCATCTTCAGCGGAAACTCCAATAACAGAATTGTTTCCCAACTCTCCGCCTGGAGAAAAAGCAACACCAGTATTTACAGATGCTATCGCACCTGAATTAGCACCCGTAACTTCTTCATTTGATATAAAATCAACAGTGGAAAAGGCATACTCATCATCAGTGGTATGAGAAAAAGGTAGTGTAAATTTTACTGAAACATTTTCATTATATGTTACTGTTCCTGTAGCAGGAGAGGCTGGAGATCCACTTACAGTATATGTAAAGGCGGTTGAATTTGCTACAGTAATAGTTGCATTACCATTATATTCTGTTTGATTTGCTCCTGAAACAGCAAGTATTTGTCCATTTGATAATCCATGGGCACCATATGTAATTGCGGTTGCAGTTGAACTATCCCGAGTAAGACCCGTTATTCCAAAACTTAGTGTTTGATAACCACCTGTTACATCTACACCTCCTGATGTAGGATACCAATCACACTTTGAATTATTGTTTGCACTATTAAAAAGTTCTCTAGCATCAATACCTCGTCTATATTTTATAGTATTAACAGTTGAGGCTCCTCCGGAAACAAACTGTAAATGATAAACAGAAGGATAAGAACTTCCTAAATAAGAACTATTATTTACAAGCATATCATTTCTTTGAGCAGTAGGTATTTTTTGTGTAACAAGAGTATCTAAAAATTTTATAGTTTTTACTCTCATTCTAGTAGGATCTTTAATAGTATCTTCTGTGGCTACAGTACCAAAAAATGTTCCTATCTTATTACCACTATTCGCATAAATTTTTTCGCCTGGATCAAAAAAATCAGTAATTGCATTTGTTGTAGCAAGAGCATCCGGATCTGAATTTAAGTTTAAAATCTGTACAGAATTTTCTGTAAATTGTGCAGTAGAAGTTTCTACAACTGATATTTTGGGAATAGCCTCATAACCAGATCCAGTACCAGTTGTCTGTACTGTTCTAATATGTCCTGCATCTAATTTAGAAAACCCAAGAGTATCAATAAGTCTATCTGACACATTAGAATCAGTATTACCACTCATTTCAAATGCAAGATCGTTTAAAACAACTGAAGTAAAATTTCCTATTATATCTTCATTCTGAGAAAAAGTAAATGTATCAACAACATCTTTAATTTTTCCTGCAAAACCCTCTCCCAATGTAGCAAAATTATTTACTGTTAATGCCTTATCTTCAACATATCCATCTCCTCCATCATATATTGTAAAATCTGTTAAAGATCCTGAACCAACAGTTGTTACTTTTCCTTTTGCTTCTACACCACCTCCACCAGAAAATGTAAGTTTATCATCTATTCTATAGTTTGATCCAGCACCACTAATTCTTATTGATTGTAACAATCCTTGTGTCACTCCAGATCCAGATACTCCTTCAACTTCATTTGAAGTAACTGTTTCCCCCACAACAAATGTTCCTGTAATATTTGTTAAAAATAATTCTGTTACATTAAAAACACCAGCCGCAAATTTTTCAATACGATTAACAATACCAGTTGCACCAGACTGTTTTCCAGTAACAATATGACTTTCAAATGCAGACATTGGATCGTCTGTTATAATTCTGATAGATTTATCTTGTTGCCAATCACCTGAAGAAGGTTTTAATAAATCTAATTTTGGGGTATAATACGTAAGATTTTGAATATCATATAATGATTTAAATAAAAATTCATATGAAGTGCTTGTTCCTTTTGATCTATAAACATCTGCTATATGTTTTATTAAAAGTCCCTTATCACTACTTAAAGATATTGGAAGATTTACTAAAAATTCTTTAGTGAAATTATCCAACATAGATGTTGAAACACTATCAATATCTCTTGATTTAAGTAATGTTCTTGAAGCATAAACAGGATTTTTATAAAAACTTACTACTGTACCTTTTGTGCGATTATTAGTTCCTTGTATAAGTTCGCCAGGTTCGAAATCTGTTTTTGTTTCACCAGTTACATAAATTTTATATGATGTTGTATTCGAATTTCTATCAACTATTCCAATTGCACCTGAAGTTAGTCCAGTTATAACTTCATCTTTCTCATATGCACTACTATCTGTTCTAGGTCCCTCTAAATTAAGATTAGAACCGTCCTCTAAAACAAAAGCACCTTGCTCACTTTCTAAAGTAACAAAGAATTCATCTTGAACAATTTCTTTTATCGTAAGTTCGTGGGCTTCCATCCACTTATAATAAAATTTTAAAAATTCAGAAAAGTTTCCACCCTCATCTCTAACAAATTGAGGTAATTGACTATCAACTAAATTAGATATTTTACCTAATAGTTTTATATTTTCTTCATCTTTTAAAAAATCGTATTCTGACATTTTAATAATTTACCGTTGTTGTTTGAATTGTCTTCGTGGTTCCACTAGAAGTATCCGAGGTTTCAGCAGTTACAACCTGAGTCTGTTTAGTTACAATAGAAATATCATTCATTTTTAAATTAATATCTACTTCTTCAATTGTTATTAACTGTTCCCTTAAAGATAAAACATCCCCTAAAACAGGAAGAATTGTTATACTAAGTTCCGCTCCTTCGTATGAAGCAGGATCAAAAGAGTTTAATATTACTTTTCCAGTTATGTAATCTACACTACCTATATTTTCTCTGACTGTAATTTCTGTTCCTTCAGTATCCACTCTGTATACTTTTAATGTTCCATCAACATCTTTTAATTTACATTCATCTCTTAAAATATTTTGTTCATCATTTATAGAAAATTCAGTAGAAACTAAAGATACATAACCAGACTGTGGATGTTCAATAGCATTATTAAACTTTAAAGTATAAGACAATTTTTGATTCAATGTAGGTGTAATTGTTTTTTTCAATCTAATAGCACTATCGTTTCCTAGAATAGAAGAATCAGTATCATCTATTTGTGTTTGTAGTTTAGACAGTCTAAATGTTTGTTCAAATTTATAAAGATCGGAACTAACATAATTGTTTATTGATGCTATAACTGACTTTCTCAATGCTTGAGAAGGCCTTGTAGTCAATCTTGAATCAAAATTAACAGTAGTTGTTAATAATATGTAAATATAGTCAATATTAACAAATGTTGGTGTAATTGATGCTACATTATATTTTTTAAGTACATTATCTCTAATATTTGTTTTTACGGAATCTGTTAAATAGAGTCCAGATTTAGGTTTGATACCTATAAACACTTTTCCATATTCAGGAGGATCTGCTTCTTCGCCACCATAAACGACTATAGATTCTGCTAATGGATAGTCTCTCATTATAATTCGTTTATAATCGTCTTTAGTTACTGCCCTATTTTGAGTATTGTAATGTCTTGGTGCGTTAAATCTAATAGAATCTAAAGCCTCCTCATCAGAACCACCTTCTGCTTTAACATTAGTGGCTACTGTAACAGTTGCATAACCACCAGCAGTTGAAGAAACAGTAAAATTATTTGCACCATTCCCTAATACTCCTCCACAAACATTATAATCAATAATAACAATATTTCCGTTTTTTAATTTTCTACCTAAAACCCCATCACCAAATTTTATATCAGTCAAAAAATCTGTATTTTCTTCGACAAAATATATGTTTGAAGAAGAAGAAGTTTCAAGTAAATCTGTTGCTTGTGTATAAGGAACTAAATCTGTAGTAAAAGAATTTTCTTTAATCGAAACCGTAACAGTTGAATGATCAACTCCTCGATTAGGAATTGTAAATCTTTGCGAACTATCTTTTGTATTGGCTGTATATCTAAAAGATAGTGGCTCCCCTTCAACTAATGATACGTTTTGAAGAGTGATAGTAGAATTATCATTATTTGCAGTTTGTGAATATGCTTGATCTGTAACAAAAACATAATTAACACCATTAATTGATGTATTAAATTTTGTGTTTTTTGCTATCGTTATATTCGATGGAGAATCATCAGGAGTTACTGATATATTGACATTCGCTTTAGCACCTGTTCTTGATCTTGGCGTATAACCCAACATTTTTGATAAAGATACCATAGCACTTCTAGTAGTAGCAGAATCTATAAACATTTCATTTGCAACCATGTTCAAATAAAAAGAATTATAATGTGTATTATATGCTAAAATATCTAAAAGATGAGCAATAGTTGAACCTTCGAAATTATAATCCCTAAAGATATCTTGTTCTCTAAGAAAAGATTTAAAATTATTTTTTATTTGATCGAAATCTAATTCCGAAACTCTTAATTTAGATGCTTCTGTAGCCATTTAATTACCCTCTTGTCCGTTGTAAAAATGTTGTAAAAGTTACTGGTTCAGTTTCATTAACAACTGAAAAAGTTATTACAACTTTATATTCAAAACCATCCCTTATACTTTCAATACCAACATCCATAACTCTTGCTCTTTTTTCCCAATTTTCTATTACTGTTCTTATTTCATCTTCAAGCAATTGCATAGTGATCAAATCATTTGGTTCAAATAATAAATTTTGTATGTTTGATCCTAAGGTTGGTTGAAACGGCCTTTCGTATCTTCCTGTTTGTATTAAATTCTTTATAGATTCTCTTACTGCATTAGAACCAGTTTTTAGTCCAACATCTCCTGTATTAGGATTGTTAATAAACTTTAAACTTAAATCTTTGGGTTGATGCATTTCTGAGAGGATGTTATTAATCTTTGCCTGTTCATCAGATATATTAACCTCTTCAAAAACTACATCTTCTTCCCAATTTCCGAAATTTTTACTGTTTATGTCTGTGTTATAACCCATATGTTTATTTAGTCAGAAATACCTATGTTAATTTTCCTATACCCTTTATAAGTGTTCCGCTTCCTGTAACTGGTCCTCCCGAAACCGAAGCACCTGAAACTGTAGTAGTACACATTGTAAGTTCTACTAATGCTTGAGAAGTATAGTTGTGTACGGCCGTTGCAATTGCAGTTGCAACATATCCTTCGGAATTATTAGCAGAACCTTCTTTAAACGCTTTTTTAAGTTCCGCTTCTAATCCTGATTTAGCACTACTTAATGGCATAATATTTTCTCCTATGAAGTTGTTGTAAATGAATTAAAATATACAGTTGATGCTAATGTTACTCCTGTTTCATTCGTTCCACCTACACCTGAAACAACTCTTATATAATATTGTGTAGATGCCGCTAATCCAGTAGTAGTTGTTGGAGTTAAAACAATTTTATTTCCAAATTCTCCTGATCTCTCAACTCTCATATCCGTAAAATGTCCAGAACCAAATCCAGATGCAGTAGACAATTCTATTTCATTACCTGAACCTATTGCGAATGTTGATAATAAGATCGCCTCATTAAAATGAATTACAATGGGATAATTTCTAGAAATTATTGAAGACTGATTAGGCATAGATCCAGACCCTCCTACTCCTAATTCAATAATCTGTCCATCATAAGTCATTACTTCACATTGTATTGCTTTAAAATCATGATTCGATGCAGTATTAGCATAATATGTTGTATAAGTAGCAGTTGATGCAAGAGTTGTCCCACCCTTACTTTTTGCAGTATCAGTTACAGTTGCATAAATTTTTGAATTTTGTGTTAAATTTAAACTTGTATTTGCTAATATTGCAGGTCTTAACTCAAAAGAAGTATCATTATTCGAACCAGTAATTGAATCAAATGGAATTGCATTTTTAAAACTACTATCATATGAAAATATAATATTATAATCATGATTAGCAGGTACAAGAGAACTTGCAGGATAATTTAAACTATCGACATTCATTGTTTGTGTAAATCCAACTTTAAAATTTGCAGTACAATTAATAGAATTTTGATTTGCACTTAAAATTGATACTACATCTCCATCTGTATTTGCAAATTTTACATCAGAAACTACAGCCGTAGAGGCCATTTTAAATCCTGGTCCAGTTTGCTTGGTACTTTCATGCCCAACAAAATGTCCATTAGACTCTCTTCCTATAATTCTATCTGAAGAAGACCCTATAGTTGTACTGCCTGTTATAAAATCAGCATCAACTTTAAGATTTCTATAAGTAACAGTTTTTGGTGAAGAAGAAAGATCCACTGATATAACTTCTCCTTCTGGATCAGGTGTAATAGCAACATTATCGATTACAAAACTATGAGTTGCATTAATTCTACAGGTTTCACCAGGAATTAATTTTGTAATAGTCCCATCTAATCCAGGAATTTCTGTATATCTCATGCTTGTTATTGCACTTACATAATTTGTAGCCGCAGGATTTGTACTACCATTGGGAGTCCATGCATCTGGAAGATAATCAAAAACTTTACCTTTACCTTTAGAAGTTAATCCTATAAATTCATCTCCCAATGTTACAGTTGCATCACTATTAGCAGGAAAAACACCATCGCCTAAGTCTCCAACATCTATAGGAGTGTTAGCAGGGTTTGTATTTGATTTAATGCTTATTGTTCTAAGACCATTAATAATTTCTCCAGCAACAAAAGTATTAGTAGAATCTATTGTACTCGTTGAATTCAAAGTTAGAATTATAGAAGAAGTAACATTATCTTCCGCCATCTGATTATTTTCTGGAGAACCGTCTGAAACACCTTTTGAAACCTTTAATGTATAATTTGCACCTCCTGCTAAATTTGCTACAGGAGTAAAAGTAAATGTATCATTCTCTTCTTCGGTCTTTGAAACTACTGGTGAAGTAGAAGTCATTTGAACAACTGTATTAAAACTATCACAAGACAATTGAACCGTTCCCACAGGAGTTGTATTGCTAGTAGCAGTGGTCACAGAAGCAATATTCATTTCTTCAGTAAATTGTATAATTATAGATTCAGTATCCAGATCAATATCAACGTCCTGATACGTACTAGGGGAACTTATTTCAGAAGCAGTTTTACTTTCTAAAACTTTTCCAGCAAATCCAGCAGTTCCCGCAGTTGATGAAATTGATATCTTTTTAATTTCGGGAGGATCTTCATCTCTTGAATAAATGGTTGATTGCCCTGTTTTAGGATCAATAATCTTTAATCCAACATCAATCCCCTCTGTAGATTCATACTGATAAACAAGATTTGTTTTTCCTAAATCCTGAACATCATCTGTAACTCTAATTTTATAACTATGATTTCTTTTTATAGTTGAAGGAAGAAGTGCAAAAGACGAATTACCTTTACTTGGAGTTATTGAAACACATTGTTCAATATTTTCAAATCCATCATCAGACATTTGTACTGTACTTGAAGCAGAATCTTGTTCTCCAGCAAATACCGCCGATGATCCATCAGCGGAAATAATATGAGAACTATTAGAAACAGAAATCGTACTCGTATTCATTGACTGACTAAAATTTATAATAATAGCATTAAAAGCATCTGCAAAAGAACCAGTTGCCTTTGTTTGTATTTTTACAGGACCAGGAGCAGGACTTTGTACACCTATAAATGATGATGCCGTTAATTCATAATGTAAAGTATTTGCCGTAGGTGCGGCTAATACTTTTGTCTCTAAATTATAAACACTATTTGTTGAACCCAATATCTTAATTTCATCCCCTTTAGATAAATTATGTGGATGATTTGTTTCTATAATAGCAGTTTTTCCTCGTCTTAAAATATTTGAAACTGTTAATTTTCTTGGAAATGATTCCCCATCTTCAGGAAAGGTTCCTTCTACTTTTGGTGCAGAAGAATTAAAGGGATGTATATTATGTGTAGGATATGTGTTCGCCTTTATATGAATTCTAAGAGGTAAATCACCTCCCTCTAAATCAATTATAGTGTTATTTGCAAATGAATCAGATGTAATTGCTCCAGCAGAAGTAGTTGCAACATATTTAAATACATTATCATCTTCATTAAATTTTACTAATTTTCCTTGAAGTGAAGGAGTAGTTACAGTATCACTTTGTTTAATTAAATTAAATGTGTTATTGGTCATCTCTGAAGGAGTATTGAAAACCATTTGTGGCACAGATACTATTTTTTTTCGTGATACGTATGTTGTACCACCCGTACCGTCTGATTCCTGTCCTCTCACATATGTACATTTAACTTGATCCCCCTTCATTAAATTTCTATAATAATTTAAACGACCTGCACCACTTGTTGTTCCATCTACAGGAATAGAAAAAGTATCAGAGGTAAGTTCAGTTGCAACATATGATCCTACGGCAATTGCATTTCCACTAACCATATCGTAAACTTGTACTATATCATTATCTGCTAAACCATGACCAACATTTGTAATAACTACAGGATTTGTAGCAGTATAAGCACAATTCATTTGATATGCATCTTCATTTAACTGATATGTAATTGTCGAACTGTCTATTTTTTTAATTTTATAACTACCAACTTGTGTTCCAGAAACATGAGTTAAATTT